TCCTTCGGGGTTGCGGCAGCTATTTTTTTGTCTGGCGCAGATTGGCCATCACCGAGGATGGCGCTGGCGACTGAGAGCGCCCCTTCAAGGTCGCATCTTTCCATGTATTCCTTGGCTACCACGGCGCACCGCTTGCGCTCCTCCGCGACGGCGGCGGCAATACTGGCGGCGACCTTTTCCGCACTCAGCACAAGGCGCTGGCCATCGTGTTCCTCGTACCAGTCGTCGGGCAAGTCGTGGCTCATGTCACTTTCACCTTTCGCTTAATCGCGCCAAATCGTTCTATTTGTGGTGTCAGCCCATGGGCGGCCAGTCGTCATAAAAAGATATGCCTTCCACTGCCAAACATGCTCGTCGTGCTGCATTTCGTCCTCGGTGGTGATCGCTTAGGAGTGCCGGCGAATGTATTCCTGATAGGCGTCGATCGCCGCTCGCGCGGCCTCTCGCTTTCGCAGGGCATCCAGTTCACTTCCGGGAGATTCACAGTCGCGCATCGGCAACTTTTCCCATGCGGCCAAAATCGCATCAACTACCTTGTCGGCCATGTCTCTCTCCGTGCCTGTTTAGAAGCGCTGGGGGTCAGCGCGGCGGGTGAAGTAGGGGCACTTATAGTCGGCGCCAACCTCCATGCCCTGGGATTGCGCCCCGCACATCTCGCAGCGCCCATCCTTCCATTGCGAGCAATTCATGGCAACTTCTGCCTTGCCGGCAATCATCGCAGCTTCAAATTTTCCGCGCTCCACGCCGCGCCGGTACGCCGCGTCTTCCCGCTCGGCAAGGTCGCGCTGCGATAGAATATAAACGTCGGTCGATACGTTTCTCATGCCAGATTCCTGCTCACGACTGTGGATGTGAATCTGGCGGCGGCAACAGGTTCATTGAACTGATCCGTTCGATAATAGTCTGCCCGTTGTCGGTGAGCATATGCGGCATGAACACCGTCTCGAAAGAGAGAATGCCGGTTTCGACCGCGGTCACCTGGCCCTTGACCCAATCCCGCAGGATCGAATTCACGGCGATCAGCCCCTGTGCGAGTGCGGCCTGCTCCCACTGCTGGCGGCTGGACTTGCGCTGATGGCTCCACGGGTTCTCCTTCAGGTACATCCCGGCCCAGCCTTTGGCCGATGCCCGTAGTTGAACCTGCCGGCCGCGATGCTTGAAGGCGAGCAAAACGCTGCCCTCGGCAAAGTCATCCATGAAGCCCACAGATTCGCAGCCGAACCGCTGGAGCGTCTTGGTGAGTTCGTCGCGGGCTTTCATGCCGCTGGTGGCGCCGGCATAGGGGACGCTCATGCGGCCTCCGGTTCAACCGTGATGTTGACGTAGCTCAGAACAAGGTCGAACGATTCCGCGGGCCGGCTATAGATGCCGTCGCTGACGCGCGATCCCGTGAACTCCGGGGGTTCCAAGCCCAGCACCTTGTTCACCTCGACTTCAAAACGGTCCACGTCGGCTTGCAACCGAACTGCCATGGTGTAGAGCGCGAAGGCTTGCAGGTATTGGCTGCGGGTGATCGTCTTTGGTTCGTTCATTTTGTCATCCTCAATATTCGGTCAGGATCGGGGCGGTCTACGGCGAATCCCCGTTGGGAATTTCTGCAAGCGTTCCAGGGCGTCATGGAGACGCTCGTTGATGACCGTGATCTCGTCAGCAATTTTCTGACGGCGAGAGCGCAGGGCCACCAAATAGGTCGGGGGAATAGGAGCCCCAGGCTTTCTCCGCAGCTTTCTCATGCTCGTTTCCCATTCGGAACCGCCGAGAAGTTGATCAAATCGTTAGCCCAAAGGGCTCCGATGATATGACCAGCCCGCAGCATATCATCCTCGTTAAAGTTCGGCTCCAAATCTGGCCCGCACCGAAATGCCGCCAGTCGCTGGGCCACTAGGATTGCGGCGCGCTCCCATTTGTAGGCGTCAAATGTTTGCATGTTCACTTCCTACTGAAACTCTGGGATGAGGATCGCTTCCTCACAATTATCGTCTGTCAGTTCGGAGACCACAAGAAAGCCCTCGCCCTTACAGTGCGAGCAGATGTCGCTATCCCATTCGTCAACCGGATCGACGTTGCCTTCGCCGTCGCAATTCCAGCAAGGAACTTTGTATTTCGCCATCGTCTATTCCTTGGGTTCGGGTGGGGTGGGGGTTAGGGCTGGCTTCACGTCATCCGCCCACCAATCAGACAGGCAGGCCGATGGGTCGCCCTTGAGCGCTCGAATTTCTGCTGCCAAATGTTCCAGCTCAAAGCGCTCCGAGCTTCGAGATATTCCTGTGATGCGAGCGGCCCGCGCTGAGATTATCCGAGCGGATTCCTCGATCCCGCGGTTGCGCATTTCGGCCATCGCGTAAGCGTGCAGTTCCCGCTGCATGTCTTGGACAGTTAGCGCCACGTCACAACTCCCCTTTGGAGCCAGAGGATGACAGCCGCGCCAGCCGGCGTTCCTGCCACGTCATCATTCCTCCCGGCGTCTGGACGGGATGCGTTGCCCATGGCTGGGGGATGTAGAGAGGGCGGTAGAGAGATTGCTCATTGACGGTCGATAGGCCGCGACCGATCGGGGTTTCGGCGCCGACGATATTGCGATAGGTTAGGAGGTTCACGTTGCAATTCCTATGTTGACTTTGGCTTGGTGCCGCCGGGTCCATTCCGCTTGCGGAATCTCTTGGACGCGCTCCCATTCGCGCTGGGCCTCGGCGTCGGCGGATAGACCGATATTTTCGGCAAACGTCTCCAGGCAGGCTTGGGCTTGCCCGATCTCCTTGCCTACGTTCCCCGGCGGGCGTGAATAGACCCGATCGGCAATCCGGTTCAGAACGTCGCGCTCCATGCCCTCGGCGTGTGCAAGCTCGATGGCCTCCTCCGCAAAGCGAAGCATCCGCTCGCTGCGGAGAAGAGCGACGGGGCCGAACGTGGCTCTTGCCCAAGCGAGGAATTCTTTCGGCCGGCTCATCCCCGCACCTGTGAACGGCTAGGGAACAGATGGTCCTGTTTTTGGGGCTGGCAAGACCGCTGCTGTTCGCCGTCTTCGCCGAGTATGCCGTGGTGCGAAATGTGCGAGAAACCCAATAAATACGGGCTTCCATGTGGTGCCGGTTGAGAGGATTGAACTCCCGACCTTCGGTTTACAAAACCCATTCCCATGATGTTTTCTCTTTTCAAGTTATGCCTATATTATAAGGGTTTCTTGTGCTTTGCGCCAGTTAAAACCGCTGCTCTTGTTCCTGTTTTTGGTCCTGTTGCGTCCTTGCCGAGCATCGCGATCTGCGCCTCTTCCGGCGTCAAATAGGCAAGGTACATCTCGGTCGTCTTGATCGATGTGTGGCCAAGTCGCTTCTGCAAAACGTAGATAGAACGGCCACTTTTGAGCCATTCGACCGCGTGGACGTGGCGCAGATCGTGGAAGCGGAAGGGCCGGAAATCGTGGTCCTGTTTTTGAGCCTGCTCCGCGACCGCTTCGACGATCCTTCCGAAGTTAGACGAAATCTGACGGAATGGTTTCGCCGGCTGCTGTCCGCGACTGCGTTTCCCGGCTATACGCCGATGCCAAAATAGCGCTTTTGTCTCCATCGAAACGGGCAGGGCAGAGAACAGCGCCAGCCCAAAATCCTCCCCGCCATCCTCTAGGTCGATCACCCGCAGCTTATTGCGCTTGCCGATGACCGTCAGTTGCTTGCGCTGCTTGTCGAAGTGCGAGCGCTGGCCTTTGCCGAGTTCGTCCAGCCGGGCGCCGGTCTTGACCGCGCCGCGGATCATCTCGGCAAACAGGCCCGGTGCGCGATTGATCACCATCTGAATATGGGCCGGGTCCGGCAACACGATAGGGTCTCTACGCTCCTGAAGGCGAGACTTCCGCCGGCCGCCTGGTTTCAGCCACGCCATGACAGGATTCGAATCCATCCAGTCTTCATCGACACAATAGCCGCACACGCTGGACAGTGCCGTCAGATCCCGCTTGATGGTGGCCGTGGTGACCTTGATCGGGTGCCGCTTGCCGGTTGGCACATAGGCTATATCCCGCCGCGCCTCGACAATCCAGCCGATCAGTTTCTTGTCGATCTGATCAAGGTAAAGCCCTTCAAGGTGAGGCTGCAAAACCGCGAGCGACGACAGGTAGCGGGTCAAGGTCTTGTGGCCGATCTCGTTCACGATGAACTTGCCCCACGCTTCCATGGCTTCCGCAAACGTCCGGCGCTGGTCGCCGTACCGTTGCGCCGCTACAGCTCGCGCGTGTTCTGTTTTCCGACGGCCTGCCGCAACCTTTGGATCGTCTGTCCGTAGTGACCATTTGATGTCGCCGCCGCTGGTCTGTATCCTGCCGTAGAGGACGCCCCGCCGCCAGAAACACCCCTTAGGGGCCTTGCGTTGCTTGCGCTTTGGCATGTCTGCCGTTCCTTCTCGGAAACCAGGGCGTCCAAAAGATTGATATCGAAGCTCCAGACGCCGCGCATTTTGGCGGCTCCCGGAATCTCCCCCCGCGAAGCCATGTCGCGGATGGTACGCGGTTCCTCGGCCAGACGGGAGACGGCCCCAGCCATTTTACAGCGCTTTCTTGCGGGCAACGTCATGGCGCTACTCTACCCTACGTTTCGCGATATTCGAAATGTGGCGCCGAAGCTCTACGCCGCTCCATGCGGCCCATTTCCGCCCCGATGACTGGTTGAGGCCAGCAAAATCAACGGCGCGCTGGTGTTGAAAATATTTCATTTTTGCACCGGCTGTGATCCGACAGGATCGCCAGTGACAGCCTCGATCAGCGCTTCGTCGGCGGACAGCCCGCGCACGTTCTCGCATTCCTCAAGCGCTGCGGATGCCTTCAAACCCGTCATGCCGCACAGCCGGCACGTGCCGACAAACGGCGAGCCGGGGCCTTTGGGAGATGTCCGTTCAACGTGGTGCTTCATGAATCGCTCTCCTTGCCGGGCCACGGCAATTTCGGCAACGTGACCGGCCTCGGGGCATGGCCGCCGCTCTTTACAATGCCGCCCAGATTGTGCGTGTTTTCGGTCGCCGTCTTTGCGCGCCGCATTATCTCGCGCTTCTTGGCTTCGGCGTCTTTCGGCGGGCGTCTTTTCATGTCGCTTTCTCTCCTCCCACAGAACCGACAGTGCCGTCCTGCGCCGGCGCATAGTCCAACTCGGTCGGATGGCAGGGCAGAGAGAACCCGCGACCGTCGAACATCACGTTCACGTAATGCGCCGCGCTGGGCTTCTCGCGCGTGATCTTCCCGAACCGGCGTGTCACCTTGTGCTGCACGCGGGCGCCAATTTTCGGATCAACGTCGTAGGTTCGTTTGACGTAATCGTAAGCCATCACTCTCCCTCTCGGTGACGCGACGAAATCGGGGATGGCTCACGATAGGCGAGCCACATCCAGCAGACGAAAACGACCACCCAGAAGTCGCGATGAAGGGCATCCATCCCGTCGAAAGCTAGCCACGTCGGCAGTTCGGAGCCGAATTTGATCATCGCCAAATCGAGCAGCATCCAAACCGCAATGCAGGCCCACATCTTGCTAAATCGCACGCTCATTTGCTCTGACGCTCCTGCAAAATGAATTGGGGAGAGCCCCGGTCGGTCGGCGCCGGGTTGAATGCATCGACCCGCCGCAGCATCACCCAGGCAGTGCCGCGCTGCTGGTGTGTGACGCCATGGCCAAACAATGGCTCCCAAAACGGCGCCAGCATCGCAAGGACGGTCGATAGCTTCAGGGAGTGGTCATTCCACTTGAAGGCCATCAGGGCGTCGTCCGCGGCAACCCTGTGCGATTCCTTGGCCGTCTCCGCAATGATCGACCGAATCTGCTCATGGTTGAAACAGCCGTAGCTACGAGCCATGCCGAAGTTTGGGCTGTTGTTCTTGTGCGGCGGGTCAAAGCAAATCAGGTTGAACCCTTCGCCGACATCCGCCGGCAGCGCGCGGGAGTCCGCCACGATATCAGGCCGAACCTCGGGTCTGATATCGACATAGGTTGCGCACGGGTGCGCCTTGTCGAACCACACTCCCCTATTGCCGGCGGACAGGTCGAGGATTTTCATCGGGGCTCCTGCGAAGACACTAGCGATGCGAACATGCCGGCATCGCCGCGGATGCGCCGCTCTGCTATTGCCGCATATTCGGGGTTCAACTCGATCAGGATGGCGTCACGGCCAAGACGATCAGCAACCATGCCGGTTGTGCCGGCGCCGCCGAAGGGATCGAGCACGGTGCCGCCGGCAGGCGAACCAGCAAGTACACACGGCTCAACCAGGGCAGGCGGGAACGTGGCGAAATGAGCCTCCGAAAATGCTTCTGTTGCTAGCGGCCAGACGCTACGCTTATTGCGATGGGTGACGGGCAGGCTGCAAGCAGCTGCGAAGCTCTCATTGTTTTTGATACCCATGCCGGCCGGCTGGGTCTTGGGGCCGCGCCCCACCGCTTTCATGTTTCCGTTTGTCTTGGTCCCGCCATTTGCCCGAGCGCTTCCTACCTGGGCCGCCACGTCTTGGGATAGCCGAGCGTGAGTGTTCGGGCTTACCGGCTCAACTATCGCCTCGGCGTCGTAGTAGTAGCTGGCGTTTTTTGTCAGCAGGAATAGGTATTCGTGGGCCGTCGATGGGCGGTCGCGAACACTTTCCGGCATCGGGTTGAGCTTGTGCCAAATTATGTCGCGCCGCAGATACCAGCCGTCGGCCTGCAGGGCGAACGCGACCCGCCAGGGGATACCCATCATGTCCTTGGATTTCAGGCCCGTGAGATGCCGACGGCGGCCGATGCCAGTGTTCCCCTGCAGGGCATTGACGTGCTTGCCGCTGGTCTTTCCGCCCCATTTGGTATCGTTGGCGTAGCTGTCCCCCAGGTTCAGCCACAGCGTTCCGTCATCGCGCAACACGCGCCAAACTTCTCGAAAAACGGCAACCATTTCCTCGACAAAAGCAGCTGGCGTATCCTCGAGCCCGATCTGCCCGTCAACGCCATAGTCCCGCAGGCCGAAGTACGGGGGCGAGGTCACGCAGCAATGCACGGACTGATCCGGCATCGTGCGCAGGACTTCGCGGCAATCGCCATGGCGGATTGTGACTGTCACTTGCGCTCCGTGGAGGGGATCGTGCATGTGCCGTTGTCGTACCACGGGCCACTGTCGAACCATGGCCCCAGCGCGCCACAGAGTTGGCACGGATTGCTCAGATTGGCTGGCACCTTGACGTGCGGACATTCGCCCGTCTCCCGTACCGGCTGCTTGATGGCTGGTAGGGGTTGCCACGCCTTGACGGTCTGCGTGACGCCATGGGCTGACCATTCGCCCTTCCGGTAAGGATCATGCCAAATCTGACGGACAACATCGCCGGCCGGCGGCGTACACCACCCAATGCATGGGCTCGGCGCGTTCTCAAAATCGGTGCGCCACGCCTCCCGTACCCCGCTCTCGGGCGGGGCGGCGGGCTTGTTCAGTTTGTCTGCAACCTGTTCGCGGAATAAGAAAAGCCAGTCCCCGACATGCCCAGACGGTAATTGCAGCGCAAAAAGTTGGTCGCGAATTTGCTCAAGCCACCATCGGGGAAATGCGACTTCCGCAGTTGTGGCGTCACATTGGGGATGCGAGGTCAGAGAGATGGCGCCTTCGGCGATCAATCGCATGTTCATCGCATCCATATTTTGGGGGTCGGTGATCGGGAAGCGCGCGATGGTTCGCAGAATTTTGTAATAGGCATCTGCCTCGCTGCGCCTGGTCAATGTCAGCGATCCCCTGGTATCGCTCCGGACATGCGGACGCCTGCTCCATATCGCCTCAGATTCCGCCCTTGTATCTCCCGTGACGGTCGGAAGAACGGGGCAATCTTCATTGAAGCAACTGGTGATCCATGAGGCGTTGAAAGCCTCGGACGTGGCCGGCTGTTCGCACCATGGGCACGGGGGGAGGGTCATGGTTGGGGCTCCGATGACGGGCGCGCGGGCGCGCAATGACATTTGATGCGCCGCATGTTCCGCGCTGTAACTTCGATGCTGGCGGCGAACGGATTCATGTTCCGCGGGAGGCGAAAATAGAAGCCTTCGCCCTTGCATTGGGCGCAATCCGGGTCGCCGGTCCCTGCCTGACATCGCCCATGAGAAATATCGCTCACGACGCAATCGCCTTGCGGGCCTCGATCGCGGACTGGAGCTGGCGAGCCTCCGAATTAAACTCGCCGCGCAATAGGCTCTTCCGTACGCCCGCCAGCCATTCGCTGGCTTCCTTGCTGCCAAACTTGAGGCCGGCGGCGGACACGTACTCCCGCGTTGCCTCCTCCCGCTTTTCAGCCGTCTGGCCCCAATGCTGGATGCCCATCAAGAGAAAATTTCTGGAAATTCGTTCGATGTCCATCTTCGTTCCCTTTGTCATCCTCTGTGTGGTTGAGACTGTTCAAGTGCGGCGCTCGACTCGGCCATCCATCCGCTTGCGAATGCCTGATGCTTTTGAGCCGGGCATGGGCCTATAGTTAGCCGGCCGGATGCCGAGATGCTTCATTCGGACATGATCGTTCTTAGCCTTTGTCGCGCGGTCCTGTTTGGTCTTGGTCTTGTGAGGGGCTACCAGGGCCGGCGCCATGTTGCTTTCTCGATTGCTGCCGCCGTTGCAGATCGCGAGAATGTGTTCCGCTTCCCATTTATCGCCGGGCTGAATCTTCACCTTCGACAGGTAGCAAATGCCGTTGTGCTTCTCGAAGATGCGCAAGCGAACGTGCGGAGGCGGACGGGAGTCGTCCGTCTTGCCAATCCACTCTTTGAGGTTCGCGGTTCTCATGCGATTTCCAACTCCCGAAACTTCACATCGTGTTGCGCGCCGAACGCATATATAAGCTCAATCAAATTCGCGATTTCCTCTTTCGTCATTTGCGAGGTCCGCATCCCGAGCGGGACGAATGTTCCGGGATCGATGCCTGGAACGACGCGGGCATGGCGAAGCGAAGCGGTCAGAACGTCCTTCCAGTCCTCGCTGGACAGCTTCGTGCCGTACCAATCGACGGATTTGCTGATCTGGCTGAGAAGCGACCACATGAGCGCGTTCTGATCGTTCGAGCGGCGGGGCGCGCGAAATTCAACCGTCGTCCCGACAGGCACGTTCCGCGTCCACGTCGCAATCTGGCTGCGGTCGGCTGCGGTTCTGATCTGGACAACGGCGCGACTCATGCAATTCCCCTGTCATGCCGGCGGACGGCGGCCTGCACCGCATCATGAGCAAATCGCATTCCGTTGCTGCGGATCATTCGAGATGCGACCAGCCGCCAGTTGCGCCAGATGTGGTAAAGGCGGATTGCCTCGGTGATATTGATCCGATCGCGCATCAGGCGGCCTCCTGCCGGCCATAACGACGGATGTATTCGACTGTCTGGCGCAGTTCGGTGTTGAACAGGTCAACCTCGTTCGCCAGCTTCTTGATGTAATCCTCGTCCCGGTAGACGCGTTTGACGAACAGCGGCAGCTTTGGGCAGTAGCTGACAAAATCCCACCACTTGCGTTCCGCAACCCACATGGAGCCGTGAACCTGGGCCTTGTGTTCTGATGGCAGTTCATCGGCGAGCAGCCGAGCAATCTGGATGTGAGCCGCGGCCGACTTGATTTCCAAGCCGCCATCTTCGCCGATCAGGCTATCCGGACTGGCGCCTTTCTCGCCGTTGCGGATAAACCCGACGCGCTGGGGGTCTGCATCCCTCATGAACGAATAGAGGTTACGGGCCTCGTCCTCCATGAGTTTGCCGCGTTCCATGTCGTCATTCGAATAGGTCTGCATCGGCTCGCCGGTCAGGATTTCGCCCGCCAGTTTGTTGAGGTAGGCAACGCGGGTGAGGGACTTTCCACCCTGCTTGCCGACAGCCATGACCGTGTGAAACTCGCTCGCAGTCGGAATGCCGGCGCGGGCCGCAAACCATTCCGGAGAGCCTTGCTCGCAATCGATGATCTGCATCATTTTGTCACCGGGGCCTTGATGGCGTTGACGCAGGATTCGTAATAGTCGGCGGCGATATCCTCGACCCGCTCTACCTTGGCCCATTTCAGGAACTTGGCGCGGTCTTTGCCGTGAGCATCAAGCAGATCGCGTATCGTGTCCGCCTGCTCCTGCGTGAGGAGGGGCTTGCCGGCCGCCGCTTTTCCGTCGTCATCCGCAGCCGCCGCTAGCCCAAGCATCTGCACCAGCGAATAGCGCTGCAAATAAGTGAGGGTCGATCCGATCGCCTGGATTGCGTTCTTGTTGCCGGTCGAATCCGCAGGCCCAATCAGCGTTGTTTCCTCGCTGTGTCCGGCCTTGTGTGATAGGATACAGGTAACGGCGATGCTGCCGTTTTGCGTGGTGCGAAAGCGATAGGACAGGCCATGCTTGCCGATGATCGGATCGACAACCCGCGCGATGGCCGCGAAGTCGGCGTATTTCTTGGAGTTGTGGCCGGTGGCGTTGCGGGTGATCGCAGGAATTTCGGCCTTGGCCGCCGACACAGCCGCGTCAAACTGCTTGCGGGCCTGCGTTGCGTCCCAGCGCTCCTGCAACGTCATCAGCTTCTCGACCATTTCGAGGCTGGCGCCGGACGAAACAGCCCGATTGAGCATGTCCATGGGGGTGACGGCGGCAAGCGCATTCGGCTCGTCCTGGGGGATAACTGAAACCTTGTTCACGACGCTTTCTCCATCTCTGTCTTGACCAATTCCAAATCGTCCAGCCATTGGGCGTGCTTGCCCATCAACTCGTTGGCTGTGATCGGGTCGATGCCCTCGCGCCTGCGTTCACGGTAGAAGTTGAACAGCATCTCGGCGCGGATCGTTGCCAGCTTCACGGCTGCATCACTCGGGCGAAATTCATAGACCGACATTGTACACCCTCCAGACATGATGGCCGTAGATTGCGATTGCGAAGAACAGAGAGGCTGCTACCGCGTGAAGGTAAAGGCGTTGATTTTTGGGTTCGAGGATCATGCGGCGAAACGGTTTGCGGCCTGAACACTGACGTTGTATTCAACGAACTTGCGCTGCCAGTCGGTCAGAGGCTCGCCGCGATCCGCCCAGATCGTCATGACCTCGCGGGCAATGATGTTGAGGATGTCGCCGCGACCGGGCATTCCCGTGTGGATGATGCTCGACACGTCCTCGTATTGGCCGGATGCGATGTCGGCGACAGTCGCATCCCAGCTCGTGTCGAGCAGCCTGCGCTCTGGCAGGTATTCCGAACCTTGTTCGCCACAGATCACGATAAGCATTTCAGGCTCCCAGCTTTGCGAGGGCTTCACGGGCGATGGTTTTCATGTCTGCGAGCATTTCGGCATAAGTCTCGCCGTCTCGCCAAAATGCATCCCGGATGATTTCCAGCGCCTTCAGCAAATCAGGCGCAGCGGCGATTAGGCGCGCGTCGGGCTCGCGCATGATGGCGTCGATATGGAACCCCATCCACGATTGGTCGTCGCTGTAAGGGTCGCCAGCCTTGATGCGGAAATATGGCGTGCCGTCATCGTAAGGGTCAGCGGTTAAGTCCCACGGTCCCGGCGTGTGTGCAGCATCCCCGCTCGCGGGTGATCGCAAACCAGAAGCCGCAACTTCCGCTGTCGATTGAACCGTCATTTCTCGCGCTCCTGTGGGTTGGAAGGGGTCAGGCGATCCGCCAGCAGCGGTATTGCTTCGTGATGGGGTCAACTCGTCGGACCGCAAACTTCACCGGCTCATTGCGCAGGCCGTACCAAGAGGCCGCAGTTCGGACGCGCTGGACATTCTTGATGTCGTTGCTTTCGAGCGCGAAAGAGTCGCCGACTGCCATGCTGGCGAACGGGTAGGAGTCGCGACCGCAGACAAGGCGCGGCAGCGGAATGTCGCTCTGAATTTCGTATGTGGATGTCGTGGCGGTCATTTGCTTGTTCCGTTCTGATGAGCATAGATGTACACGGGATGCACAATCGGGTCAATAGGGAATGTGTATACAGCGCACAAATAATTTTGGCAGCAAAAAACCCGCCGGAATCAGCGGGTTAAAGCGCGGCCGCGATTTGGATGGTTCTATGTTCCGGTCCGAGACCTCACCACGAACTCGGCATATTTCTCGATTTCCTGCCGTTGGCCCTCTTTGGCCTGATCCCAGAGCGACCACATGGCATCTTCCTTGGTCGGATCGCGCATAATCAGGCTCGCCGGGTCGGTCCTGTACAGCTCCGCAAGGGCTTCAAGCAGTTCCTGGTTGTACTTCTGGAGCCGGCGTTCAATGCGCCCGAGCTGCGCATGAGACATCCCTACGGCCTCGCCAGCCCGTTCTAGGGTCATATCCCGGTGTTCCCGCCATTGTCGCAGGAAGTGCGGGCCGAAAAGCCGTTTTTTGGGCAGCGACCGGACAAGTTTTCTGTTCATGTACATATGATGCACCGCCAAATTGGCTTGTACACAACACGGGATGCACAAAAGCCCTTGACGGCAATGTGCGCCCCATGTACAAGCGGGCTATGGTGCATCTCGCCGACTACATGACAGCAAACGGCCTCTCTGATGATGAGGTGGCAACCGGCATTTCCCGTTCACGTCCTACCGTGAGCAGAATCCGCCGCAGGCTAGTGCGCCCCGACTGGCAAACAATCGAGAAGATCAAGGAATTCACGAAAGGCGTTTCTACCGCCGACGACTATCAAAGCTTGGAAGTTGCTGCCGAGGGCGAGGCTGCTCAATGATGCAGGATCGCTCGCAGATCGGGTCCGGCAGTTGCGTGATGCAGCGCCTTGTCGATGTCGGCTTGCGCTCGCTCGGCGCCGGCCAGCGAGACGATCAGATTGATTTGAGCGCAACCATCCAGCACATATCCGATACAGCGCAGAACGCCATTTATGCGCCGGTAGGCTCCGAAGCCATCCACGTACACAACTGGCAGCGCTGCGCTTTGCGCAATCAGTTCGTTGTCGTCCACGATGAGCACTCCCCCGCACAGGCGAGGGAGTATCCAACCACAACTGTCGCCTACCCGACACAAAAATTTCACAACCGCGGCGAGAATCTTTTTCGCGATAAATTTGCTCAAATTCCGCCACGTTCCAAACCGGGAAAAACCGGCATTTATGCACGCCAGAATACATTAGCGCCCGCCAATCCAAACCAGCACCGCCACTGCGACGATAACAGCGCAGCAGAGCAAGGTTCGCCGGCCGGTTCGTTCAATGAAATTCATCGGAGGCTTTCATGAGCGAGTGGCAAGACATTTCAACGGCGCCGAAAGATGGCACGAGATTTTGGGGCAAGTGCGGCGACGATGCTCTTGCGATGTTCTGGCATCCAAAATTCGAAGCGTTCATCTCATCGTTTCGGCGGATGACGCTGGCGCGCGGTATGACGTTCGCTGACAGCGGCGAAACATTTAGCGACCACAGCCCAACGGTTCATGAGCCTTCTCACTGGCAGCCCATTCCTGCCCCTCCGGTGCAATCATGAGCCGCAACTATGGCATGACAGCCCGGCCAGCGTCGGGGGGGCAACCGCTGACCGGGCCTCACTACAGCGCAGACACGCGCGCCGATCACCAAATCTATTGGACCGCTGACTGGCATCCTCAACCTCCCACTAGTCAGCCAACCTTACGGGAGTCAGACCTTCCGTCTTTTATCAGAAATTGCTCGTTCCCACGCGGCGATTTCTCTCAAACGATGATCGACATACTTGCCGTGCTCGGCGGGTTTCTCCTCGCTTCTGTTACCGGGCTCGCTATCGCGGCGAGCATCTTCATTCTGTTTTTCGTTCGGGCCTGACCGATGACCAAAATGAAATTGCTTCCGCCGCCGTCCCTGGAGCGCCTCAAGCAGGCGCTTCACTATGAGCCAGACACCGGAAACTTCTATTGGACCGACAATCACCCGCGCATTCGGTGGCGCGGCAAGAAGTCCGGCACCCCGCACCATAACGGGTACATCAAGATCAGTCTTGATGGACAGTTCTACGCCGCCCATCGCTTGGCATGGCTGTATGTGACTGGCGCGTGGCCTAAAGTCTACCTTGACCACATTAACCGCGACCGGGCCGACAATCGTATTGCCAATCTTCGGGAGTGCGATAGCCAACTGAACTGGTTTAACAGCCGAGCGCGCTCTGCTTCGGGCCTCAAGGGCGTCTATCGCCGCACGGCTAACCCTAACCGCTGGTATGCGGAAATCCGCGTTGGTGGAAAACTTAAAACACTCGGCACTTTCGGAAGCAGGGATGAAGCCGCTGCCGTTTACGCAGCCGCGGCTCGTTTGCATCGCGGGGAATTTGCCCGCCTCTCGTAGAGAACTAATCAGTCTTTCGGCGGCAAGGCCGATCGGCTGAAATGTAGAAGGGCTGGTATCGTTGTTCGCTTCCATGGTCGAAACAAAACCATGAAAGGCACAACGAGATGTTGTCGGATCGGGACAAGAAAATGTCGGATCATGTCGTAAACTGGAGGGAGCAAATCGGCGTCATTGCCGGGGAGTTCCTGCCCACGGACACCAAAGAGTCCTGGTTGGACCGTGCTTACAAGCAAGTCGTCAAGATCAATCCAAAGCTTTCATTCCGGCATTTCAGCGACCTGTTTTATGGGCGCGTGCCGGACCCGAAATACAGTATCGCGTCCAGTGTTTTAACCGCCGCCGATCAGGCGAGAATTGAAGAGGCGAGGCGCGATGCAGCAAGGCTTGCAAACATCTACCAGAACACGGCTCACGCGCTGGGGAACATCGACCCGGATATTCATCGGGACCACATTGATGCGCTTGTCAACGCAGCTCGCATCCTTGGCTCTCTGGATAGCGCCGGAATTAAAGGGGTGAAGTGAAATGACACCATCAGTAATCGAGTCCCACGAAAGATCGAAACGCTTTCATGCCGAGATCGCACGGCGTGCAGCCCTCGTCCCGCAACGCGAGGAACGGCGCTCATTTGAGATCCCCAACACTCCCTTCGGGATTCCGAAGTGGCGGCAGCCGGACAGATTTTACACAATAAATCCTGAGCCATATTGGCGCCAGATGTGGTTTTACGATCTCGTCTTTACGCCACCAATCAATACGAGAACTGAAAGAGTCGTCACCGTCCTTGACGTTCGAGACGCGACCGCGGCTCACTTCGGACTGACATTAGCGGAACTGGTATCGGAGCGACGGGATCACAAGGTTGTACGTCCCCGGCAAATCGCGATGCACCTCGCCAAGAAACTTACGTCAAGGTCGCTCCCTGAAATCGGCCGGCGCTTTGGTGGCCGAGATCATACCACGGTTTTACACGCGGTTAAACTGATCGAGCGGCTTCAAGTCGAAAATGCGCAGATCGGCGCCGATGTCGAAGCAATTCGAAAGAAGGTGCTGGGATGACCTTCAACATCCGCAAGCTGAAACTACAGATCGCGGCGAAAGAAAAAGAACTCCGCCGCTGTCCCCTTAAATCCCGTGACCGGGTACGCCATGAACTGGCAAGGCTTAGGGTTGCGCTGTTGATAGCGAGACAGAACGCGGTCGATGTGAGGGCGAGCGCGTGACCGATCACCCCCGCGCAAGGCTCGCCTATCTCACCAACCCCAATCCGGGAGTATTTCTCCTGAACACCCAACTGCCGGGCCAGGAAGGCGTCACGCGCGTTGAAATCACAATCAACCAGCTCAGGGGCTTCATCGTGGAAGGGGCTTCCATGGCGTTTAAAAGCTCGCCGAACGATATCATGAAAGACTTTCTGAGGGAAAAAGAAAAGGCTGTTTCAATCGAACAGCGGAGCTAGTTGCTCTTGGTTTGCGATCACCGTTCCACCGGAAGTTTCTGCAACAGCAAAAGGAGCCTGACATGCGAGAGATCACCAGTCACATCGTCAATCCGGTTAACGACAAACTCAAGATCACGGTCGTTGACGAGCCGGGAGCCGGCGGCGCGAACCATCTGTACGTCATCGACGGGGCTGACTGGTGGAAAAACCCATCCATGAGCCTCGAAACGCCTCCGGGGATGCTGATCGCGTTCCAGAACGGACCGATCAGCGAGGAAGGCGTCAACGGCGTCACGCAGGAGGCGTTGCTGGCCATTGTCGCGGATCGACTGGAATCATTTCAGCACGGCCCGTTCAGATGCACCGAAAATCAGAGGGCACTCGATTCCGTCCGCGATGCAATCATGTGGCTCCAAAGCCGCACGAAGGCGCGCATGGAACGCGGTGTTGAAGGGCGGAACGTCGCATGAGCGAGCCGCAAGCTGGGCATAATTCCAACGGGCAGTTGAAGGCCATCTTGGCGCGCATCAACCGCCTGGAGGACGAGAAGAAGCAGACCTCGGACGATATCCGTGATGTCTACCTCGAAGCAAAGGGCAATGGGTTCAATCCCAAGGCCTTGCGCGTGATCGTCCGCAAGCAGCGAGCCGACGCCAAGAAGGCCGCCGAGCTCGCCGCGGATGTTGACGCCTACATGGCCGCGCTCGGGATGGTGTAACCTTGATCCTTACGCCCAAAAACTGGAAGTCGTTCCAGCACTACAAAGACCGAGCTCCGTCGTGGATCAAACTCCACAAGGGCCTGCTAGACGACTTTACATTTTCCCGCTTGCCGCTCGCTAGCAGGGCGCTAGCACCTATGCTTTGGCTGCTAGCAAGCGAGTATGACGACGGCGCAATCACCGCTTCAACAGAGGAAATCGCGTACCGTCTTCATACCACGGAAGAGACTATCAAGGAAGCGCTAACCCCTTTGATTGACGCAGGTTTCTTTATTGCTAGCGAGACGCTAGCGGAAGCGGAGCGAAAGGTTAGCCTAGAGAAAGAGGATATAGATAAGACAGAGAAAGAGACAGATTCCGACGCTAACGCGCCGGAGCTCGAAAAATCAC